AGCCGCGAAGATCGTCGCCTCCTTCGGCACCGAGCCCGTCGAACTTCCGAAGGGCGACTCCCCGGTGAAGATGAGCAACGCCGACATCAAGGCCGCTTATCTCGCTCTCCCTGCTGGTCAGGCCCGCATCGCGTTCTTCAACGCGCACAAGGCCGCTCTCATTTCCCTCTAACCCTCACCCAATAACATACTACTATGGCTACTGTCCTACCCACGGCTCCCGCTATCCTGTCGGACTACATCGTCCAGACGGTTGCTGGCAAGCTCCCGATCCTCAACAACGTCTCCGTCAACCTCTCGGCCTCCGTCGGCCGCGCGGGCAAAACCGTTTTCGTCCCGATCATGGGCAGCGGCGTAGCTTCGGAATACAATAAGACGACCAACAACCTGTCCGACGTGGACGGAGCTGAGATGACCTCCTCCTCGGTCACCCTCAAGCACTTTAAGTACGTCGATGAGTTCAGCCCCCTGGACATCCAGGAGTACGGCATGCAGTACCTCATCAACGCTTACGCGAAGACCGCCGCTCAGGCCATCGTCGACAAGTGCTGGTCTGAAATCGGCGCCGTCTTCACGACCGCCAACTTCGCCACCGAAGAGATCGTCGCCCTCAATGACTTCGGTTATGACGACGTGACCCAGGCTCAGTTCCTCCTCGACTCCGCCAAGGCCGGCGAACCCCGCTCGTTCCTCCTCGGCAACGGCTACCTCAAGAGCCTCCGCAACTCGAACCAGATCGTCGGCTCCCTGAACCCGAACGCCAACACCATCGTCACCACCGGCAACGTCGGTCAGGTCGCTGGCATGGACATCTACCAGTGGAACCAGATCCCGAACGTCGAGAATCTCGCGGGCGTGGCCATGGGCCCGGATTCGCTCCTCGTGGCCACCGGTATCCCGATGGCCGAGATCGCTGGCTTCACCTCCAGCGTCGCCACCGCCGAGTCTGGTCTCTCCGTCCAGGTTCTCGTCGGTCAGGCTGAGACGGGCAACATCCGCTGCATCGCTCAGATCCTCATCGGCGCCAATAAGGGCCGTGGGACGAGTGCTGTCCGCTACGTCACCGCTGCCTAAGCGGCCTGACGTTCAAATCAAGGGGCTCCGCAAGGGGCCCTTTTTTTGTGCCTGTTTGCCAATGGTCGCAGGGTTATGAGTTTATACTCTGAGTTCCTGCCTGACGCGAAGGAGATGATCGCAGACTTCGGCGTAGCCGGTTCGGCCAACTCTGGAGCGATTACATTCGCTTGCCTCATCTCCGACCCCGCCGTGCAGACCGTGCTCGAAGCTGGGGGCTATATGGAGCGAACCCAGTACAACGTCCGCCTCCCCGCTGTAACGGCCTCCTGGAGCCTCCCAGATGGGTCTACGGGGGCATCCACGGCCATCATCGTCGGCGGCTCCCCCATCGCCTCCCTCGCCCAGGGCAAGAAGATCGTGGCCGGCGGGAAGACCGTCCGCATCACGACCCAGACCTACAAACCCGGGTCGGCGTGGGTCACCCTCGTCGTCATCGACGACAACCAGTAATGCCGGCCAAGGTCTCCATTGAGCCGAAGTCCCTCGCTCAGTTTGTGGAGGCCTGTCGGCAATTCGCCGCGGCGACTAAGATCACCATGCGCGACGCCGTCCTCGAGCAAGCGGCCTTTGCTTGCCAGGACGCGGCCAACTTCACGCCCCCACTGGTCAAGGGCGGAGGCGGAGGCCTTACCCCTGCGGCCAAGAAGGCGGGCCTCGGCGCCGTAGCCGGCGACATCTCCAAGATTTTCGTAGCCGCAAACGACTCCTCGGCCAAGGGCGTAGCTGGAAACCTCGTCAACCAGATGGCCTTCGCGGTCAAGGCCGGCGACTTCGGAACCTTCTCCCGCCTTACCGAGGGCGGCAGGCTCTCCGGCATGCTCGGCCAGCGCAGCGTCCTCTCGAAGATCGCGAACGACGCCGACAAGCAGCGGGCCTTTGCCAAGGCCAAGAACTTCCTGAACCGCTCCAACCCCATCAAGAGCGAATACGGCACGCAGGGATTCGTCCGTGATCTGCGGACAATCCATGACCAGGTCAAAGGCAAGTTCGGCGGACGCATCAAGCAGGGCCGCCGCCCGGTGACCGCCAAGCTGCTCGTGCAGGACAAGTCCGAGTTGCAGGAATACATTGAACGCCGTCAAGCCATGGTTGGGGCGGTCAAGTCAGGTTGGGCCAAGGCCCTCGCAAGTCTCCCCCGCCCTAAGGATAACAACGGCCAGCAAGGCGAGCCCGGTGCCCAGCTGCGCAAGGCCTCTTGGATTACCTCGCATTCTGGAGTCCCTGGGACTAACGTGACGGCCTTCACCGACAAGATCGCCGAAGTCTCCGTGACGAACACCCTAGGCAACATCAACGCAATCGCCGACGACGCGGGAGTCCTCGGCCTAGTCTACGGCAACCGCGTCAAGCAGATGCCCGCCATGATTCGTTACCGCCTCCGCAAACCCGTCGATAAATTTAACCGCAAATAACATGGCCTTCACCAAATCCATCCGCCACATCGTCGAGGGCACGCTCGCGACCTATCTCACCGCCCAGGCTGGTCTCGCCGGCGTGGCCATCCTCACGGGCGACAGCGCCGCGACCCAGACCCTGCCCAAGGCCGTCGTCCTCTGCGACTCCGCCCGGGCTCCTGGCGACCTCCCCGAAGGCCTCGGCAACTTCGATTGCTCCGTCCGCATCACCCTCTTTTCTAACGCCGACGACACGACGCTGGCCGTACACCGTGCCCGCTGCGCCGCCCTATCCGACTGCATGCGGAGCGTGGGCCTGATCCAAGACGCGTTCGCGGTGACCGGCGACGCGCTCTGCTATGACGTGACCTATGTCTCCGAAGACGAGGGCATCGACGAGCGTTCCTGGGCGACTTCCTTCGCCTTCGACATCCTCACTTGCCTGAACCCCGAGTAGGTTGCCAATTAAAGCAGGAGTAAGATGAGCGAAGTAAACAAAGGCGTGGTCTGCTTGTACGGAATTGGCCCGGGCCAACAGGCCTCGCTTTTCGTGCAGTCCTATACGGTCACCTCTGGTTTTAACAACTCTGCGACCGTCGTCGACGAAGACGGCCTGACCGTGACGGCCCGTTACGACGACCGCCGCTCCGAGCTAATGGTCGAGGGCGTGGCAAAGGCCTCAAGCGTCCCGGCTCTCGGCACGAACATCTCCTTCACCGCCAAGACCACATCGGCTTATCCTGGCGGCAGCGCTTCGGTCAACTTCTCCGGGGTGGTGACAAAGGTCGACGACCGCGGCAGCTCGAAAGGTTTCGTCAGCGTCAGCATCACTGCTGAATCTTACGAGTCCATCAGCTACTAATTGACACCCCCGAAAGGGGCGTAGGCTAGGGGAAGTGGATCGCCGCTTCCTGAATGCCCACATCGACCCGGCGCCTTTCAAGCTGCTGGGTCGAACTCTTTACCCCTGGTGTCTGAAGTACCGGGTGCGTCTGCATGCGTTCGACTCCCCGCTGGTCTTGGGGTCTCAGTCCGTCAGCCCTGCCGACTTGCTCTTCGCCTGTCAGGTCTGCGCCGAGGAACCGCTCGGGGAAATAGGCATCATCGACCGACTTAGGCTCTCGCGGCTTAACGACAACCCGGCTAAGTTTGAGATACTCCTGAACGCCTTTGCCGGCTACATCCTTGTCGAAGACTGGCCGAAGTTCTGGGAGCAGGATCAGAAGAAGAACGGGGGAAGCAAGGGTCTCCCCTGGCCGATGAGCATCGTCGCGAACCTAGTGGCGAACGGCATCGACGAGAAGAGGGCTTGGGAGATGCCCGAATGCCAAGCCATCTGGCTGAACGCGGCCTTCGCCATGCGCAAGGGCGTCGACGTGGCGATCATGTCCCCGGAGGAAGAGGCCTTCATCGAGGAAGAGCTGAAGCGCGAGGCCGAGGCCGCCAAGGCCGTTGCCAATCCGGCAGAGTAAAGAGCCATGGCCCAAGACCTTACCGTAAATATCAAGACGACCTCCGACGTCCCGCAGGCCATGGACAAAGCCAAGGCAGCGACCGGCTCTTTCGACAAGCAGGTGCAGGACATCGGCATGAAGTTTAAGAATTCGTTCAAGGATATCGCCCTAGGCTTTATCGCCCCGATGATTATTCTTCAGGGCGCGATTAGTATGATTTCAAACGCCCTCGCCAAAGCGAAGCAGGATGCACAAGACGGGATTGATCTAATCGCCAAAGGAGAAACCGTCTACGCCAGCACAGAAGAAAAGAAGATGGCCGCATTCTTCAAAGCAAAGAAAGCCAGAGAGGAAGAAATGCGCCTTACTGAAATCGGGAAGCAGGAAATTACTAGGGCATTCCTTGAGTCAGATGCGGGTAAAAAGTTCCTAGAGGATGAATCCCGCAACCGCCCGGAAGGTGCGTCTAGGCGACAGATGAATCCGAACGTTGCCATTCATTATGAAAGCGTTCGTCAAGCAGCCCTTAAGGCGTTCCTTGAATCTGAAGAGGGCAAGGCCTATAAGCCTATCTTCGACAAAGAAGGAGTAAAAAAGGACACCGCATTTAAAGGCCCTGAAGGTTTCGGCAGCGTGATCGGCGTAGGCGCCAACCCGGTCGTGGAAGCGATGACCAGGCAGACCGAAGTCCTCGAGGAAATCAAAGCCGTCCTCGAATCGCAACGCTCCTCCGGCGGCGTTCCTCCTCCCTTCACTGAAAAGCCGATGTCCACCCGAACCATCTTTAACGCATAACATGGCCCTCATCGAAAACGGTAACGACCTGACCGCACCGGTCATCCTCTCTGGCTGGACGTACAACCGCGACCCGTTCGGCCTGGGCACGTCGACGACGAAGTACAAGTGCGACCACACCGTCGACATCGCGGCCTTTGCGGCCCGCGGCCAACCGCACCCCGACTCGACCTATTCCTTCCTTAAGGCCAACTCCTATGCTGTCAGCTGGGACGCCCTGGGCATCGCCACCGTAACCGTCGACTACGTCGGCATCCCTCCCTCCGTCAACAGCGGCGTGCGGACTAACGCGAACACATCCAGCGCTAACGGACTGACCGCGGAGAACATCACGAGCCACCCGAACTTCTTCATTGCCAAGGCAGGATACCTTGGCCCCATCGCCGGCGCCCCGCCGTTTGTGCAAGACGAGCCGGACAACCTCGCCCCGAATGTCAACGGCGCCCCTGCCTACCTTGGCTTGAACGGATCATGTTTTGAAAAAGAATCCGGGGGCCGCTTCATCGGCTTCGTCAATCCCTCTTATCCCCAATACTACGGCAAGACCCAGTACCTCGCAAAGACCACGACGTACTCAGGCGTAATCTATACGACCTTGCTTGCGGACGTTCAGGCACTCTTGGCACTCCTTAATACTGCCACGGCCACGAACTCATGGGGTGTCTTTACACTCCTTCCTGCGTGGGCCCCCATCGGCGTGGGCGAGTTCGGGAACAACGTGAACCTGCTTTCTCAGGTCAACGTCGAGGAGTTCGGGTCACTCTACAAAATACTTTACGAAATCCGCTACGCCAAGGCCGGCTGGGAGCGTGATGTCTACATCAATATCGGAGCATGAGCATCCAGCCAGGAGTCGGTTATACCTTCACGTCCTCGAGCCTCGGGACGAACCTGAATATCGAGCAGCCCTGGAGCGAATGGGATCCGTCTGGCGCGACAATCGTCCAGCAGTTCCAAGTCGGCATCAAGAAGGTCGGCGCCGCCAACAAGCTGCAACTGGCCAAGGGGACGGTTTTCTTCACGCAGAGCAATATGCCGCGCATCAAGCTCGGCGCTCACAACGACCAGCGCCAGTCATGGATCAGCAAGGTGGCCGTCTACGGCTCAGGCATCACCCGCACGGCCGGCACGGCTGGGGCATCGGACGTCTGGATGGAGAGCGGAGGCCATTATAACATCACCTCGGCCGGCACGTATTACATCACGATCAGCAAGTTCGACATCAACCAGTCAAACGACGACACCGAGTCGGCGCTCCTGAACGCCGAGCAGCCATGGGTGTCCATCTTCAAGGCCTCGGACGGCATCGAGAACACCATCTTTTCGGAGACCGGGCCGTCGGAGTACGTCAACAAGACGAACATGCAAAAGATGACCGGCTATGACGCCACATCTACGGGCCTGTCCGGCGACTGGGGCAACTGCCACACGACTTGGTTCAACCCGGTCAAGTGGGGTTACGCGGTCAAGCTCATCGCCACCGTCACGGCCACCGCGGCCCCGGGCGAAGGCGGCTTCAATTTCACCATCGACCAGCACATCGTCGGGCCCATCGACCTCCAGATCCCCGTGCAGTTCATCGGGACGACCCTCTGCAACCAGGACGACCTGAACGAGACGAACGACCCATATAACCAGAACAAAGACTCCGACCCCGCATGGTCTTTCATCGTCAACGCCGACACCCTTACCGCGTTGAACACGATCACCCCCGCGAACGACGACTGGTTCCAGGAGTTTGTCGGGCCGGCCGACTGGACTTCGACCAACTACATCGGGCTCACCGCGGGAAGCTGCGCGGCTCAAGACGACGACGCTTGCGAGCATCCGTTCCAGTTCCACCCCTTCACCGTTGCAAGCGGGGAGAGTTTCCTTTTCCGGGCCAACGTCTGCGCCGGCATGGCCAACAACCTCGTCCCCCTCGACGAGCCTGGCTCGGGCACGCTGCTCCCCGCGACCATCGACTTCCTCACGACGGGGGACACCTTCATCTATCTCCGCATGGGCACGGAGGCCTACGCGTCGAGCGCCCCCGTCTTCCCGGTCACGGACGTCACGGACGAGTACTACCCGACGATCGTGCAGTCCCCGACGGCCCTCACGGATACCGACGAGTATTGCTATATCCTCATGGGCATGGCGCGCAACGTCGGCGACCCCGACACCTTCACCGTCGACCAGACCATCTCCGGCTCTGTCTGGGCCGAGCGTCTTAAGATCGGCACGGATACCGCCCGTTACTACTGGGCGGGAGTCTAATGGCGACGCGCATCGGTGGCCCGATGGTAGGGACGACTGTC